GTGCAGAGATTGTTTTAGATGAAGTGACAGAACTTGTTCCTGCTACACAGCCAGTGATGGACGGAACAATGAGAGCCGTTGGTGTCATGCAGAAGGAACGTACAGTGGTTAAGTGGAGACCCATTCTGCCACAGAACTTCTTGATTGACCCTGCCTCTCCTACCATTGAAGAAGCTTTAGGCGTAGCCATTGATGAGTTTGTTCCTAAACATCAAGTGGAACAAGCCATTGAGAAAGGCATCTATCTGGATGTAGACATTGAACAAGCTGCTCCTGACCAAGACCTTGAGCCTGATCAAGACCTGACAGTATATGCTGATGATAAGGTGAGACTTACTAAATATTATGGGTTAGTGCCTACTGAGCTGTTTAATGATGCTCTGGGTATTGAGAACATTCCTGAGGAAACTAAAGAAGAGAGTCCTAAGGAACACGGAACTGCTGCTCATGAAAGCAAGGAGCAACCTGAGTATACAGAAGCCATTGTCATTGTGGGTAATGGTGGTGTGTTGTTGAAGGTTGAAGCCAACCCCTACATGATGCAAGACCGTCCTGTTGTTGCCTTCCCTTGGGATGTTGTTCCCGGACGCTTCTGGGGCCGTGGTGTATGTGAGAAGGGCTATAACAGCCAGAAGGCTCTGGATGCTGAATTGAGAGCACGTATTGATGCGTTGGCCCTCACTGTCCATCCAATGATGGCTATGGACGCTACACGTATGCCTAGAGGTGCTAAGCTGGAAGTTAGACCCGGTAAAACCCTCTTGACCAATGGCAATCCTAACGAAGTGTTGATGCCCTTTAAGATGGGTAGCATTGATCAGATTACGTTTAACCAAGCAGCAACGCTACAAACTATGGTGCAGCAGGCTACAGGTGCTATTGATGCCTCAGGTATGTCTGGTGTTGTTAACGGGGAAGCAGCGGCAGGCGCTGTTAGCATGTCTCTGGGTGCCATTATTAAGCGTCATAAACGCACCCTGATTAACTTCCAAGACAGCTTCCTCATTCCTCTCATTGAGAAGACAGCATATCGCTACATGCAATATGATCCTGACAATTTCCCTGTCCAAGACTTCAAGTTTGTAGCAAGCAGCACTCTTGGTGTCATTGCCCGTGAATATGAAGTGACACAATTGGTGCAACTCTTGCAAACCTTGGGTCAGAATAGCCCAATGTACCCCATGTTGGTGGAAGCAGTGGTAGATAATATGTCAATCTCTAACAGAGAAGAGCTTATTGCTCAACTTAAAGAGCTTAATAAACCCAATCCACAAGCTAAGCAAGCTGAGTCTGTACAAATGGAACTCCAGTTGGCCCAAGCTCAGGCTCAAATTGCTCTCTTGCAAGCACAAGCTGCTGAAAGCCAGAGCAGAGCTGGTAAATATCAGGTGGAAGCTCAGGCTGTTCCCGTGCAAATGGAGACAGACCGCATCAAGGCCGTGGCTGCAAGTCTGCCACAGCAGGATAAGGGTGATAAAGAGTTTGAAAGACGTGCAAAGCTTGCTGAACTTGTGCTGAAAGAGCGTGAGATTACCAGCAAAGAGCACATCGTAGCACAGCAAATGCAGAATATGCAATAAAAACTACTACAAAAGCTTGACTTTCTCAGGCTTTTGTGGTATAATTACAACATAGTATCCAATTTGTAAGGAGAAATACTATGACAGAAAAACAATATTACGAAAATCTTATCAGTATGTTCGCCAGTGATGGGTGGCAAAGCTATCAAGAAGACTTAGAGGACAACCTCAAGGCTCTTCAAGATGTGAGTAGTGTCCATACTACCGAACAGTTCTGGCAAAGAAAGGGACAAGTCGAGCTACTCACTCGCTTGCTAGGTTTCCAACCTCTTATCGAACAACATTTCGAGACTGAGTATGGCAATCAGAGCTTTTGATTATGCGTGTCCCAACGGTCATATTACAGAACATTTTACCTCAAGCATGGAAGAGGAAATAAAGTGTACTGAATGTGGCCTTCTATCATCAAGACAAATCTCGGCTCCCCAAGTTAACTTGGAGGGTATCTCTGGTGACTTCCCCGGGGCTTACAGAAAGTGGGAAGCAGTCCGCAGAGAAAAGATGAAGGTAGAGAAGAAGCGGAATGAGTAATCATTCTTTAGAAATTTTCCATAATGCTTATTAGCACGGAGACTATATGGCACATTTTATTGACGAAAGTGAAGACAACACTACAAACGAAGACGTTTCTAACATTGTTGAAGATCAGCAACAACAACTGGAAGAACCAGTAGCTGACAACCAGACACAAGAAGAGGAACTACCCGAACGGTATAAAGGCAAATCAATTGCTGAAGTTGTGAGGATGCACCAAGAGGCTGAGAAGCTTATGGGCAGACATAGCAAGGAAGTAGGAGAGTTGCGCCGTATTGTAGATGATTTTGTTAAAACTCAATCCGTCACAAAACAAGCCCCTCAGGAAGAAGAGATTGATTTTTTCTCTGATCCTCAACGAGCCGTAGAACAAGCTGTAGCTCGTCATCCTAAGATTAAAGAAGCTGAAACACTTAACGCGCAACTAGCAAGACAGAATGCTTTGCAACAATTGCAAGCAGCCCATCCTGATTATCAAGCGGTCTTGAATGATGAAGGATTCTCGGCATGGGTAGCAAAGAGTAAAGTGAGAAGCGAACTGCTTTCAAGGGCTGATCAGAATTACGACTTCGATGCTGCTGATGATTTGCTGTCAACATGGAAAGAACTTAAACAAGTATCTGTACGTGAGCAAGCCATCCAGCAACAAGATCGTAAACAGCAAATTAAACAAGCATCAACAGGTGCTGTTCGTGGTTCAGGGGAACAAGCGAGTAAGAAGAAATATCGACGTTCTGATATTATGGACTTAATGCGAAATAACCCAAACCGATACATGGAACTTCAGCCAGAGATTATGAAAGCTTATGCTGAAGGCCGTGTCATCTCTTAACTTATGAAAGATTTTTAAAATATGGCAACTTCTACTTATCCCGCACAAGGCGGCGCTGCTGGCCTGACCGAAGGTTCTAACTTTATCCCTGAGTTGTGGAGTGATGAGATTATCACTTCTTTCAAGAAGAACATGGTGTTGAGCCAGTTCGTTCGCAAGATGAGCTTCAAGGGCAAGAAAGGTGACTCGCTGCACATTCCAGCTCCTAGCCGTGGTTTGACAGCTCAAACTAAATCAGAGAACACTGCTGTTACTCTGCAAAACTTGAGCCAATCTGAAGTGGTGGTTTTGTTGAACCAACATAAAGAAGTGTCTTACCTCATCGAAGACATCTTGGAAACTCAAGCCTTGCCAACTCTGCGCCGTCACTACACTGATGACGCTGGTTACGCTATGGCTGTTGACGTTGACAACGCTCTGTGGGCTTTGGTGAAGAGCTTGGGCGATGGTGATGGCTCTGACTACACTCACAGCCGTTCGTTCCAATTCAACACCTCCACTGGTGCATTGGAAGCTTATGACGCTGACGGTACTACTGACATCGGCGCTTTCGCTGATAACGGTTTCCGTCGTGCCATCCAGTATTTGGATGATGCTGATGTGCCTATGGACGGTCGTGTGTTGGTTGTTCCTCCTTCATTGCGTAACGCTTTGAACGGTGTGGCACGTTACACTGAGCAAGCCTTCGTTGGTGAAATCGGTGGTCAAAACACCATCCGTAATGGCGAAGTGGGTAACCTCTATGGTATCCCTGTCGTTGTGTCTAGCAACTGCCCAACACTGGAAACTGGTGTGAAGGGTGCTTTGTTGGCTCACAAAGATTGGGCTGTGTTGGCTGAGCAACAATCTGTTCGTTCACAAACACAATACAAGCAAGAGTTCTTGGCAACCTTGTTCACATCTGACATGTTGTACGGCACTAAGGTGCTCCGTGCTGATGCTGGTGTGTTGCTGGCTGTCGGTGCTTAATAGCTAACTAGGAAGGCCCTCACAAGGGGCTTTCCTTGTTTTGAAAGAGGCCTGCTACAAGTAGGCTTTTTCCATAACAAGGAGACATTATGGCTATATGGCGTGGCACTGGAGGATCAGGTGAAAGCTCTAGTGATAGTACAATTAATATTACTACATTAAAAGCTGCTGAAGCTGCTGCTTCCGCTGCTACTGCTGCTACGTCTGCTGCTGCTGCTCAAGCTGCTGAAACAGCTGCTGAAACAGCTGAGACCAATGCAGAGACAGCAGAAGCAACTGCCACTTCTGCTGCTTCAACTGCTACAACTAAAGCAAGCGAAGCTTCTACTAGTGCAACTAATGCAGCAAGTTCTGCAACAGCTGCTTCTACCAGTGCAACAAATGCTGCTGCTTCTGCAACAGCTGCTGCATCAAGTGCTTCTGCTGCTGCAACTTCTGAGAGCAACGCTTCAACCAGCGCAACTACAGCTACTACTAAAGCTTCAGAGGCTTCTACATCTGCAACAAGTGCAGCTTCTTCTGCAACTTCTGCATCAACATCCGCAACAAATGCGGGAAACTCAGCGACTGCCGCAGCCACTTCAGCGACCAATGCCGCAGCTTCGGCTACCACGGCAACAACTCAGGCTTCGGCAGCATCAACATCAGCTACAGATGCTGCAACTTCGGCTACGGCTGCAGCAGCCAGTGCGACAACTGCTGCCTCTAGTGCTACAACAGCCACTACTCAAGCCACTAATGCATCTACTAGTGCAACAGCAGCAAGCACCTCTGCAACTAATGCAGCTGCTTCAGCCACTACAGCTACAACACAAGCAACTAATGCTTCTACGTCTGCAACTAATGCAGCCACCTCTGAAACAAACGCAGCAAGTTCTGCTAGTTCAGCAAGCAC